ACCTTTAACGGCTGGGATAACATTATAAAAACCATACATCTTTAAGTCGGCTATTGACTTAGGCTCGGCACTATCCGCAACTATATTAACCCTCATGTTAAGGTTAAGTGTTCGCATGATGTTTGCAAGTTCGGAGTTAATTAAACCTTTACGATAAATCAACTCATCAATTATTAGTTTGCCATTCCATTTATACATAGCAATTAAACACGTAGGGTCTTGACTATAACCCCAATCTAAACCATAGGCTAATAACTCAGCATCGGTCGGTATATTGTCAATCTTTGACCAGTTGTTAAATACTGTGCCGCTTAGTGAGCCAACTAGACCAAGTCCGTACACACGCCACTTATTCGCCCAGTACTTATTCATAATGTTGTTAGATTCAAATAGTTGTTCAATTGGTAAATCCTTTTTAATAAAGCCCCGTTCTTTGTAATTCAAAATAGACTTAACCTCGCTTTCAGATAAGAACTCGTTATCCTCAAATGTTAGGCGTAAGAAGTTATTTTCGTTTATGTAATCGTCACCCCAAAAATGATTATCTGGGTTGTAATCAATAATGGTTAAATTAGCACGGCTTATAAATTGCGTGGCTGCATCAATGTCTAATTTATCCGCTTCATTGATATAAAGTATGTCACGTCTAAAACCTTTACCAACATCGTTAACGTCTGCTCCAAGGAAATCAATGTAACTGCCATTTGTCCATTCATGCTTGCTTTCTGATTTGTTGAATGAGTCACCAGTCATTATACCCCAGTCTTGACAAATCTTAGTGTAATCCCTCATGACTGTACGCTTCATCTTACTTAACTCACTACTTAGCACGGTTGCCTCCTTTGGTGAAGAGTGAAGCGATTGGATAATTAATTGAATTATTGAAACGGTTTTGGATGCACCCTGACCACCACAAATAACAAACACATCCTCGTTAGGGTTATCAAGTATTAAGTCCCTTATTTTGTAATAGGCTTTAGTGTACTTATATTTATTTTCGTTTTCCAATGTCTGGGATAGGCATGGTTACGTTTGCTTTTATTTCGGTTTCGTTATGGTTTTTTAACCCATGCAGACTCGCTGTGATATTTGCGTTGTAAATATTTGTCATACCTCCCTCAATGTGGTCAGCCTTAATTTGCTTCTTAAATGCACGTGAGAGGGGTAAATAATCGCTGTATGACTTATTATCTTCATTGCAATATTCTGATAAGTCGGGTGTTTTTATGTACCCTTTTTGCATAACAAACAACTCAAAGCCGTCCCATGATAGGGGTCTTTCTCTTTCTCTGTGAACGCTGTTACCGTCTTTACCAACAAAGTCATGAACTAACTTAGGTTTACTTTTAACCTCTTTAACATATTCATTCCATAGCTTTAAATAAAGCTCAGGTGTTTCTATGTATTTCTTTTTCCCCATTGTTTAATTCTTTTGATTTGTTTATAGCTTGATTAACGAACTCGAATAATTCTTCACCGTCAAATGAGCCACTTACTTGATTGATGCTGGTTATTCTTTCACCGTAAAAGTTTGTGAAAAATTCGCAAAATTGTTTTTCATTCATTTTATATTGGTTTGTTGTTTTTTTGGTTTGCAAAATGGGCAAACAAGGTAACACGCTAATTTCTTTGTTAATGGGTTGTTGCTATGGTATTCGTTTAATGTACCACATTTGCAAAGCATTCTTATAACGTGTATTTGTTTTGTCTTAATCAATTGTAACTATTATTTTAAAGAAACTAACCAACCGACCCCGTGAATGGGTTTGACCTTTTTTTAATCTCTTTCTTCTTCTTGTACTTGGCGATAGTGGTTTCCTGTGGTCTTTCGGCGGCGGTTTCGGTGTACTTTTTGGCTGCATATCTAAAATATATTAAGGCATCAGTTAAACAACTTGGACATTTAGAATCAATGATGTTACCTTGTTGGTTGCAATAGTTAAGAATAGGAATCATTAATGCGCTGTTGGGTTCTAAAACCATTTGCATCTCGATATACAAGTTAATAGCATCTTTGTATGCTAGGTAGTGGTTGTATTCTATTTTAGTCATTGTTAAAGTATTTTCGTTTAACCTCACTTATAATTACTTTCTTAAAAAGAACCGCCTTATCTTTATTCATGTTTAAAACATTTGTAATCGGTGTTTTATCTTTAATCGCATTAATTACCCTAGCATCTTGCTCCGGCATTTCTCTTATTATTTTATCCAACTTTTCAAAATCAAACAACTCACTTACTTCATCTTCAAACGAATCATTTAAAGAATCAGAAGTGAATAGCTTTAAGTCTCTTTTTAAAGCAGCACGTTCCCGATAATAAAACAATTTGATTGTATTTATTATAAAATCTTTGGCGGTATATCTACTAAGGTAGTTAGCCAATCGATTAGGTTCTAATTCACTTAAGTGTATGTACACATCATTCACCAAGTCGGTAGGGTTTGGGCTATTCATATATTTTGCAAAATAAACGAACTGACGGTAGTTCCGCTCATATTCGAGGTTAATTTGCACTATACACATTTATATTAATGCTTACAAATTTAATTAAAATTTATTTGATATTAAAATTTATTTGTTTGATTTTCAAACACTTAAAATTTATTTTACATTCTTTTTAATTTTGTTTAAAAATTATAGTTATTTTTGCAAACATGGAAATAACAGATGAACAATTTACAGAAGCCTGTGAAATAGTAAGAACCTATTTAGGTTTAAAGAACCCACAGGATAAAGTCGAAGAAGAAAAAAAATTAAAACCGATTGAGTTTATTAAGTTTTTGTCTAGCGATGTTAGTTTGGGTGACGACCCTAGCCCACCACAAACATGGAAACACGTTGATTTAATTGTTAAAGATTATACAACCGACGGTTTGGATATAATGCTTGCTTATGATGATGATAAGTATAAGCATTATGGAGCATTATATCTAGGTCATTACAATGATGGGATTAAAGAATAATTAAAACAAACATAAAATGAATAAAGAACAATGGCACAGTAAGTGGGAGGGTCTAATTGAATATGGTGAACTACCCTACATGATGAAAGAATTAAAGGTAAGTCGTTACACACTTAACAGAATCTTATCCGGCAAGGTTAGGGCTGACATGGTTAAGAAGGTGGATAAGTTACATAAGCATTTAATTAAAATCAAAAGAAAATAAAATGGCAATAAGAGAGAGAAAAGGTTTTCCATTTCCGTTTGAATCTAATTTCGACGTACATTACGAAATTACGGCATTCGTTCCAAGTAGTGACGATTATCCCGGTGATGAACGTGACGTGATTATTCATGATATTACATGGCATGGAGTGAGTGTTTATGAATTGCTTAAGCAGTCTAATCAACTTGCTAGGTTTGAACAAGATTTTAGAGATGATTTAGGAATTTAAAAAATAGTTTAATTTATGAAAAGAATATATCATCCTTATTGGCTTTGGGAAGATTATAAAGCTGGGTTTTATGATAATATTTCTGGAAGAAATAAAAACGAATTAGGTAATTGTGTTATTGAACTATTTAGCAATCCTGAGTTAACGTATGTTTATATGAGTAAAGTTGTTCAAGAGTGGAAATATTCATGCGAGCACAATTTAACTAATGTGTCGTTAAATAGAACAGCTTATTTAGGTCAAGCGGCTTGTTGTTTGTATAAATCAATACCATCAATAATAACAATGGAGTACTGGAATAAAGTTGATAAAACATATAGAGATAAAGCTGATGAAATAGCAAAATTAATAATAAAAAAATGGGAGGTAAATTATGCCGAAAATTAAATTAGACTTAAATGTTTACGAGGCTGCCAAGCAAAGAATTGAATGGACTTTTGATAATTTTGATAAAATATATTTATCATTTTCTGGGGGTAAAGATAGCACGGTTATGCTTCATATGGTAATGGAGGAGGCTATTAAAAGAAAAAAGGAAATAGGATTATTGATAGTTGATTTGGAAGGGCAGTATAAATTAACAATAGAACACATGACTAAATGCGTAGAGCAGTATAGGGAGCATATTGATTTATATTGGGTTTGTTTACCTATACATTTAAGAAATGCAGTGTCTGTTTTTGAGCCTTTTTGGTTATGCTGGGATAATGAAAGAAAAAGTAATTGGATTAGGGAACAGCCTAAAAACGCTATAACTGATATAAATTATTTTCCGTTTTTTCGAAGCGGTATGGAGTTTGAAGAGTTTGTTCCTGAGTTTGGAGAGTGGTATTCTAAAGGTGAGACAACGGCTTGCTTAGTTGGTATTAGAGCAGATGAAAGCTTAAATAGATTTAGAACTATTGCTAATACATCTAAAATAACTTATAAAGATAAACAGTATACAACCAAAGTAACAGAAAATGTTTTTAATGTTTATCCTATTTATGACTGGTCAACTGAAGACATATGGGTTTATCATGGTAAATTTAAAGAAAAAAGACATAATCAATTATATGACATTATGCATAAAGCCGGCTTATCTATTCACTTACAGCGCATTTGCCAACCTTATGGTGATGACCAAAGAAGGGGTTTGTGGTTATTCCATTTAATTGAGCCTGAAACATGGGCAAAGGTAGTTGCAAGGGTTAATGGGGCTAATAGTGGGGCTTTATACGTTCAGGATACTGGGAATATAAACGGATATGGTAAAATAACTAAGCCAGAAAACCACACGTGGAAATCTTTTTCGGAATTAATACTAAACACTTTACCAGAAAAAACATCTGAACACTATAAAAATAAAATATTTACTTTTATAAAATGGTGGGAAGAAAGGGGTTATGAGAATCAAATACCAGACCAAGCGCCTAGTTTATTAGAGAGTCAAAAATTAGCTCCTAGCTGGAGAAGGATATGTAAAAGTTTATTAAGAAATGATTGGTGGTGTAAAGGATTGGGTTTTACTCAACATAAAACAGAAGCATACGAAAAATACCTTAAACTAAAAAAACAACAAAGAGAAGAACAAAAATTTAAATTATGAAAAATCAAATCATTCAATTGATTAAAGAATTAGATTCTTTGCAATTAGACGAAAAAGTTGATGTTATTAATGACATTAAGTTAGCATTACATGAAATAAGCCCATTTAAAACAGAGCCTGTTGATTGTGTTTTGTGGGTTAAAAACAACACTGTTCATGCTAATGAATACAATCCGAACAGTGTAGCTCCTCCGGAAATGGAATTATTAAGATTATCAATTAGTGCAGATGGTTACACTCAGCCTATTGTTTCAATGCTTGATGAAAATGGAAAAACAAGAGAAGTGATTGATGGATTCCATAGAAACAGAGTTGGTAAAGAATGTGTTGATATTCAAAGTCGTGTTCATGGTTATTTGCCAGTTGTAACTATTAATGAAGATAGAAGAGATTTAAACGATAGGATGGCTTCAACCGTTAGGCATAATAGAGCGAGGGGTAAGCATAAAATTCAAGCCATGAGTGATATGGTTTTAGACCTTAAAAAACGTAACTGGAGTGACGAAAAGATAGCCAAAAACTTAGGCATGGATGCTGATGAAGTTTTGAGGTTGTGTCAGATAGGTGGGATATCAGAGTTGTTTTCTGACAAGGATTTTAGTCGGGCATGGGAGGCTGAATTGTATAACGAAACAGAAAATATAGACTAATGAGTAATAAGCCATCAGTAACTAAAATAATAGGATTATTAGATAAACCAGCCCTTTTGAGTTGGGCTAACAAAATAGGTTTACAAGGTATTAAGTTAGATGATTATAGGAAAAAATCAACTGAATCTGGAACTAATCTACATAAACAAATAGAAGATTTTATATTATATAAAACTCCATTTGAAGATAAAAATTTAGAGATAAATTTTAATGAGTTTTTTAAGAATAAGGAAATTCTAGAGGTTGAAAAAAAAATCGAAACAGATTGGTTTCAGGGTCGTTTAGATATTAAATTTATGCATGATGGTAAAGTTTTTATAGGTGATTTTAAAAGCAATCAAAAATATGTTTACTTTGAAAATAAATTACAATTAACTGCTTATAGAATGGCTGAAAATTGCGATAATGTTGTAATTATATCTATTCCAGATTTTAAAATAGTTCATTCAGGAATAAGAGATTTTGTGCCTTATGAAAAAATACTAAAATGCCTTTCTTTTATTTATACAACTAAAGAATCTTTAGAATAAAATTTAAATCATTAAAAAATAATTATTATATTTGCGAATCGGAGTCACTAACCGATTTAGAAAATAGCTCATCGTTAAAACATTAGACCTCTAATGATTCGGTGTAAGGAGTTGAGCCCTTACTTGATTAGTAATCAAAGCCGAATCTTTAGGGGTTTTTTAATTTAGAAAAAAATATGAAAAATTGGAAATTAACATCAGAAAAAAAAGTTAACATTAGTGGAGTTACGCTGTTTAGAATCGAATTAACCATTACATGTAAATGGGGAAATGCTGGGGAAAAGGGCGGATGGATTGAAAAAGAAGACAATCTATCCGGAAATGCTTGGGTGTACGGAAATGCTGAGGTGTCCGGAAATGCTAGGGTGTACGGAGATGCTAGGGTGTACGGAAATGCTGAGGTGTACGGAAATGCTGAGGTGTACGGAAATGCTTGGGTGTACGGAAATGCTTGGGTGTCCGGAGATGCTAGGGTGTACGGAGATGCTAGGGTGTACGGAGATGCTTGGAACTCATCTCCTTTACAAATACAAGGCTCTAAACACTTTGTTAACGTGTGCGCTAAGGGTTTTTTACAAATAGGCTGCAAAAGCTTCTCTTTAAGTTATTGGAAGGATAATTTACGTCAGATTGGTATTGATAACTCGTATTCTGAAAATCAAATAAAGGAATACGGATTGTATATTGACTTAGCGATTGAATTAGAAAAAACTTAAATAACATGAAAGATGCATATTATTTCCCTCATTTCTGCAATGCAAGACATGATAGGAAAATTAAGAGGGTTACAAAAGAATTAGGTGTTGAGGGTTACGGTATTTACTTTATGGTTTTAGAAGTGCTTAGGGAGCAAACCGATTTTAAATATCCACTATCTGAAATTGATTTATTGGCTTATGAGTTTGGTACAAGTGAGCAAAAAGTTAGGGTTGTTATTTGCAATCACGGACTGTTTGAAGTTGACGAAAACAATAATTTCTTTAGCTTAAAGCTGGTAGAATTTATGCAACCGTATTTAAAAATGAAAGCCCAAAGAGTCAATGCTGGCAAGGCTTCGGCGGAAAAAAGAAAACAATTAAGCCAGCAACCGTTCAACGACCGTTCAACGACCGTTCAACAAAGTAAAGTAAAAGAAAGTAAAGTAAAAGAAAGTAAAGTAATACCCACTTTTGAGGAATTTAAACAATATGCTATTGAGAATAAACAAAATGTATGTTTGGATTCTTTAAAGTTAAAATATGATAGCTGGGTGGTGAATGATTGGAAAGACGGTAATGATAAAGAAATTAAGAAATGGAGACCAAAACTATTAAACACATTACCTTACATTAAAGAAAAACAATCCCAACAAACAACACTAACACCAACAATTAAACTAGGTAAAGCATGAATAACAATATAACCGAAATCGAAGAGATTGTTTTAGGTGCAATTATACTCGAAGGTAATAACGCCTTAGACGTTGTTAAAAATGATTTAAACTATAAATGCTTCACTCATGAACCGAACAGGCTTATATTCGCCTCCTTAATCGATTTAGATAAAGAAAATAAAAGCATCGACCTTATTACAATAGTTCAGAAGCTAAAAGAAAAGAAACAATTAGATTTAGTTGGAGGTGCTTTTTATATCAGTTCCTTGACTCAAAGGGTTGCAAGTTCAGCTAACATCTACAGCCATGCTAGGTACTTGATTGAGAACTATCTAAAAGTTTCAATTAGCAATAAATTAATGAATGCTTTTCATTCAATATCTGAACCGAATGCCGACCCTTTGGATGTTCAATCCAAGTTAATAACCGAATTACAAGACTTGGTTAACGAAGTTAGTACCTCGAATACATTTGAAACTATTGAAAGTTTAGGGGATAAATACCTGACCGACCTCAGCGACTTAATGGACGGCAAAGGTGAGGTGGCTATTAGCACCGGTTTTACTGAAATGGATAAGTACGGGATGTATGGTAAGTCTGATTTTATTTTAATTGCAGGTCGTCCGGGTATGGGTAAGACTGCTTACATCATTAGTTCTATTCGTAACATTTGTTTTAGGGATGGAATCAAAACGGGAATGTTTAGTTTAGAAATGAGTTCAATGCAGATACTTAACAGGATTGTTAGCAGCGAAAACCAAATTAACAGCGAGGCATTAAGGAAAGGAACTATTAATCGATTGGAGTTTAGTAATGTTAATGGGACCTTGTTGCGGTTAAAAGATAAACCGTTTTGGATTGATTCAACTAGCTCCATTGATATTGATGTGCTATGTGCAAGGGCAAAACAAATGAAACGTAATTTTGGGATTCAAATTTTGTTTGTTGATTACATTGGCTTGATTAACACGGGTAAGTATGGTAATGACAAAACAAACCAAACAGGCTACATAAGCAACCGATTAAAGGGATTAGCAAAGGATTTGAATATACCGATTATTTGTTTAAGTCAATTAAGTCGAGATATTGAGAAACGACCTATAAACGAACGTTTGCCACGTTTAAGTGATTTAAGGAATAGTGGTGACTTGGAACAGGATGCAGACAGCATCTACTTCTTGTTTCGCCCTATGTATTACGGAGTGAATGAATGGGAGGTTAACGGGCAAAACATTGATGTGACGAATAAGTGTTTTGTTATCAATGCAAAAAATAGACACGTTGGAATAGGTACGGAGTTGTTAGGCTTTGTTGGTCAATATACGGAGTTCTACTCACTAGTTGATGAACAGAATAAGATGCAAAGTTTAGAACCTAACAAAGATTTTTTTTAAAATTATTCTTGTTGATAATCAAACAGTTAGCAAAAATAAGTGTTAAATGTTTTAAATTTATTTTGAAAATTAAAAAAGAGTTTGTAATTTTACACCATCAAAACAAATAAAATGACAACTTTAAACGAAGCAATCACAGACGCAAAGAAAGTAATGACAGCAAATAATTTAACTTTTGCTACAATTTGGAAAACTGGAAAATCTTATGGTTTCAATTTTGAAAAACAAGCAGTAGGATTTACTAAAAAAGAGTACGGAGTAAAGAGAACAGTAGTAGCAACAGTATTTTCCGACCTAAAATGTACCAACAACTAGCAATTAAATATTATTCAAATCATAAAGACTTACACAAAGCAATTGCAGCAGGTAAGGCAATTGATAACGCTTTGAGATTAGACTACTCAAAGTCCGGTGTTACTAACTGCCACTTTATGATGTCTAATTACTTGAAGTACTTTGATTATGACAAACTAAAACAATTACAGAAATGAGCGAGCAAGAATTAAACAAATTTTTAAAAGTTGGTGATAAGTTATACAGCAAACACAATCACCGCTGGTCAGATGAAATTACCTACAAATTTAGTACAGTTGAAAGACTTACAAAAACACAGGCTATATTGTCCAATGGTGTAAGATTGATTAACGCATCAAAGAGGGATTGGTTTGGGGATTTTGGTTATCAGGCTTATGGGGGTTCATTTGTAGAGTGGTATCTTGAAACGCCTGAAATCTTAGAAAAACATGAAAAAAACAAAGAAAGGCAAATGATTAATTCGTGGTTCGATAAAAGAAAATTCAGCCATGAAGATAAAAGAATTGTTTATTTAAAATTCAAAGAACTTAACTTATTGTAAAAAATAATGACACAAAAACAAAAAATAGTTAGTTTGTTCTTGCAAGGCAAGTCACTAACAACGTACACGGCAGCGGTAAGTCGCATAACAACAAAGCTACCCACTCGGATTGGTGAGATTGAAAAAGAGATTGGCGTTCGTTTTGAGCGTAAAAAAATTGAAAGTAAGAAAGTAGCCACACACTTTAGTTACTCAATTGGTAAGGCTTCAAGGATTAAGTTGAATAAGTATTTAAAAAAACAAAATGACTGAATTAAGATTAATAGAATTAGCCCGGAAACATAACCTAATCAGTACCACAATAGCAAATAACATGAATAGTTATGATAACAATGTTTTGTTTGCTTTAACCGAAATATCCAAACAAATCAAAAGTGAGTTACTTGCCGATAAATGGCATGTTGAAAGTAAATCAAAGTCTAACTTATTGGAGCGGATAAGTAAATTAGAAATGACTCACCCAAGCGAGGCAATGGAGTTAACTCATGAATTTTTGAAGTGCTAACGGTTTGCAGCTTGGCGCAGTTTGCGTTGGCTTGTGGGAAGGTAATTGCGCTAAGGTGCTGTTATGTTGGTGTGTTAGCATGTGCGTAGGGCAGTAATTTATATTTAAAATAAAAAAAGCGATGGCAAAAGTAATAACATTTAGTAGAACATTTCCAGCATATCATCCGAAATCTGGGCAGCCTACTTATTTTGTGGAGAAATTCTACAACTCATTATTTTCAAGAAATAACCTTATGGACTATCCAAAAGGACTTGAAATAAATGAGAGCATTTTAGAAATGAAAAACCACACAATAAGGGCTGGTGAAAGGTGGAAAAAAGGCGAATATTTTAGCCCAAGAGTTTGGAGTGGTAAGCCTTATAATACACCGCAAATAATATTATCAAAAGATACTTTAATAACCGATGTATATGATTTTGAAATTAAACAGGCTTATATGGAACTGCCATTAGATTACGATACTGATGTAATAATTAACCATAGATTTTTTCATACTGATAGCGATATTATGAAAGTAGTTGCTAAAAATGATGGTTTGACATTAGCGGAATTATTACAATGGTTTAAATATCCAAAGCCGTTTAAAGGACAAATTATATGCTGGAACAAAAATGCGCAATACTAAACATAGGTGCGGTGGCTTTTTATTTTAAATATAAATTATTGAACATAACGTGTTGCAGATAAGCGAAGGCACAAATAGCGTTGGCATTGTGCGGTTGGATTTGGGCTTTTGCTTATGTGCTGTTAGTGGCTGGCGGTTTACGATAATTTTAAAAATAACAACATGGCATACAAATCAGACAACAAGTACAAAGTAATATTCAGCGATGGAACTTCTTTTGAAAGCAATGGAAGCGCATCATCTGAATACAAAGATTTAAGTATTAATGAAGAGTTTAAGTGGGTTGGCTATCATATTTCAAAAGAAGTATTAGCCTTTGGTAAGCAAATAAAAGATGTAGTTAAAATTGAGTACACTATGTCTGCCGCTTGCCACTAACAACTCATACACGCTATAATTGACAGTCAACAACTTACGAAATAAAATGTACAAAAACATGAACAAAACAATACTATTATGTACACTATTATGTAC